CACTGCGGTAAATCCCAGTCAGGCTGGACGCAGGTTCATCTCCCGCGCTGCGGCACTGGCTTTGGTTCTGACCGCTCCAGTAGTCGGCGTGGATGACTTCAAAACCATTCAGATACTTTCGCTGACTGCTTTTGCGCACACACTGACCGCTACGGGCCTGCTCAAGACTGGCGCAGCGGGCGTGAATACCGCTACGTTCGCGGCGTTCGGTGGCGCCGGGCTCACGATCATGGCCTATCAAGGGCTGTGGTACGTGCTGTTCTCGAATGGCGTGACCTTCAGCTAGAACGGTGTTGTAAATCAGTTAGGCTGGAACTACGCCAGCCGGAAAAGGACCTATCACCATGACCACAGGAACAGAAAGAGCAGCAGAAGAGCGCAAGGAAGCTGCAGCAGAAGCCAGGGCGGACGCTAAGGCTGACAAGCCCATCGAGCGTTTTGTGCCGATGCGTGCGCGCCTGGTTTGCAGCGAAATCAAGCACACCCGGCGCGGCGTCACCGTGCTTACGCTGGATGTGGCGCATGACGGCAACATTAAAAAGGAAGAGCAACTGGTGCCCGGCAACACGCCTGTAGGCACTTGCTCCATTGAAGTGAACGAAGACTGGGCCGCCAAGAATGCTCCGCACGGCGCGGTGTTCTACCTCATCAGCACCAACCAAAAGCAGTAAGCGTTACCGGGGAGCGTTTTATTTCCGACGCTCCTTCACATGCCCCCGATCACCGCCCTGGATCTCGTCTCAGACGCAATATTAGAAGCCGGAATCTTTGCTGCCGGGGAACCTCTCGCCGCAGAAGATACCGCTTTTGGCTTGTCCAAGCTGAATCGCCTGCTCGATGCTTGGAACTCCGAAAAACTCAATATCTTTGCGATTGATTTCAACCAGTACGTGTTGGTTCCGAACGTTTCCCCGCTCACCATCGGCCAAGCGGCCATCATCACCTCTGCGGCCATTACTGGGGGCGTAGCACTTTACACCGCCCAGAACACGTTCAAGCTGGGGCAGTTTGTCGACATTGCCGGCTGTCTCAATGCGGTGTTCAACGTTTCCGGGGCTTTCATCATTGCCGCGACACCGACTAATTTTCAGGTAGTAAGCAGCAATCCCGACGTGGCCGCGCAAGCGCAGACCACCGCTAAATCGGTTTTTACCGGAAACCCCATCCCTACTTTTGCGACCGCCACGCAGCGGCCGGTAAAGATTCTAAGCGCCAGCATCATCCAGAATGGCGTCAAGGTTTCTCGCCCTAATATCCGCGATGATGACTGGTGGGCCAACAACACCGTCACACAGATTACTTCCAGCGTGCCTACGGATTTGTACTACTCCCCGGACTTTCCCAACGGGCAAATCTTCCTGTGGCCCATCCAAAGCGCTCCGTACATCCTGGAACTCGAAACAGAAGTAAACCTAGCGGACATTCCCGACCTGACTTATCCCTTCTTTCTGCCGCAAGGCTACCGCGATGCCATCACCTATTCATTGGCGGAAAGTCTTTGCCCCAGCTACGACGTGCCATCGGCAAAAGTGTTGATGCTGGCCGAGGCGGCGCGGCGCGGGAAAGCCTTGATTCAGGGCATGAACTCCACATCACCAAGGATCGTCACGCGCGATTCAGGGATTCCTAGCGGGCAGGGCGGCGGATATTTTAACTGGCTGAACGGCGAAACCAAATGAGCCCGCGCATAGGTCTTGTAGGCCCTTCTTATGCGCTTCCCTCTGTCAACGCCGACAGCCAAGCCTGCGTCAACCTGTATCCAGAATTGGACGAGAGTGGCGCGGGCAATGCTCCGATTATTCTCTTGCCGACTCCCGGCACCAAGGTATTTGCAAAGTTTGCGGTGCTTGCCTCTCGATCGTCAAGTCGCATGTAGGGAGCTTCACGCAAGGGCAAAATGGCGCAACCTACTCTGTCGTAGTCACGAACAACACTACTGCGCCCAGCGCCGGGATAGTCACGGTAACGGAAAACGTTCCCACTGGATTGACTTTTGTTTCGCTAGCTGGAGCGGGATGGACGATTGCGGGCAATGTCGCTACGCGCAGCGATGTGCTCTTGCCCGGCGCCAGCTATCCACCTCTTACGGTCACTGTCAACGTAGCCGCCAACGCTCCATCCGCTCTGAATAACATCGCTTCCATATCCGGCGGAGGATGTGGCCAAACAAACAATGCCGAGGACGCCACCAACATCGTGGCTTCTGGCGGTGGCGGTGGAATCGTCAGCGTAGCCAGCCCAGTTATCGGCGCACCGTTTACTACCGACACGCTGATGACCCTTTTGACGGGCACCAATTTCCCGCTGCCGATTGCCGGGCCAGTCCTTGTGCTTCTACCTCTTATTTATGGCCAGATTACCAACCCTACCGTCGAGCCTATCCCTGCCGTACAAACCATCACGGATTCAACGGGAGCAACCTGGACTACGCTGCAAGCGCCCATAAATTGGCTTAGTCATAATCCAGGTCCAGGCGTAGGCTTTAACACCTATCAACTCTACTCAGCTTTTTTGCCGGGCGGCATTCCTCTGGGCTGGCAGGTATCCATTCAACTGGCAGGGCCAAGTTTTATCGGATTTGATCCTCATACCCGGTTGATGGCGTTTGCGAATTGCACCGGAGTGGAAACTACCGCATTCCAGCTACTAGGCCAGCCGGGGCCGGTTACCGGCGCTTCCATCACTACTTCCGGGCCAAGAGTTATCGTCACCATTACCAGCGCGAGCGGTACGCCTTCTGGAACGTTTATTTATTGCCAGTCCGGTGGCGATCCGGGCTTGGCTGTCGCTATATACAGCTCATCCTTTTTTGCGCCAAACAGCTCAACGATGGAGTCGGTAGATTTGCAACCGGCCGGCACCTACAACCCCGCTTGGCCAATACAAGACACTACTGGACAAGCAGTTTTAAGCACCGTGGCGGTGATTCCGGCATGAGCGTGCGCGGAGAATTTACCATCACCGGGCGAACGTTTGCCGTGGCTGATGCAATTTTCTTTGAAATATTTGCCGATGGAACATCTACCTTCTGGGGAGCGGTCGCCAACGACGCTTTGCCAGTCACTATGGCCGCCAGTCCGCAACAGCTTTTACTTGGCAGCGGGGGTTTGGCTTATGTTTTCGATTTAGCCGCGAATGTCTTGACGCAAATTCCCGGCGCAACTTTCAGTGGGCCAGTCGCGCAAGTGGGCATCTGTGACGATTTCTTTTTGGTCACCATCAAGAACACCAAACTGTTTTATGTTTCCGCGCCGCTCGATGCCAACGACTACGTTACCAATGGCTCAGCTATCGTTTCGGTATTCCCCGACAACATCGTTTCCATGACCGTGGTGCATCGCGAAATCTTCTTTCAGAGCGACACCAAATCGGTGTGGTACTACGACTCAGGGAACATCTTTCCTTTCGATGTGGTGCCCGGCAGTGATATGGATCAAGGCACCGCTGCGGAATTTTCCACGGTTTTGCTGGATAACACGGCTTTTTGGCTAGGAGCCGACGAACGCGGGCACGGGAAAGTTTTTCGGGCGAATGGCTATGTCCCTCAACGAGTCAGTAATCATGCGTTGGAGTTTGCGATTCAGAGTTACTCGCGCATGGATGATTGTGTGTGCTTCAGCTATCAGGATCAAGGGCACGACTTTTATGTGATGTGCTTCCCTACCGCGAGCGTCAACTGGGTGTATGACGTGGCTACCAGCATGTGGCACCAGCGCGGATCGTGGCAGCAAATCAATGGAACGTATCAGGCGCTGCCTTACCAGTGCCACACCTTCAACTTTGGCAAACATCTGGTGGGCGATTCCACGCAAAACCTTATTTATGAAATGCATGTGCCCTTCCAGAATCCCGATGGCTCTTGGAGTTTCGCTACCGAGAATGGCGCGTTGATTCACAGGCTACGCCGAGCTCCGCATATCAGCAGCGAACAGAAACGCCAGCATCACTCGCAATTACAAGTCTATGTGGAGACCGGCATCGGCCCCGTTCCACCGCTGTCCGGCGACACACCTCCGCTAAATGTTTTGCTACAAGACCCCAACGGGATTATTTGGGCGCTGGGCGTATCGGATGTGGGCGACCTTACCGTCGATGCGGGCAGCGGCTTAGGTCAACTGCTGTTTCTGAACTCCACCGATGGGACGACTTCCTGGCGCGTGACGGTCGATATTTTTGGAGTACTTTCCGCCACGAAAGTACCGTTCAACTCGTTTTATCCGCAGTCGCTGCCGCTAAGCAACTCTTCAGGACTCGT